TCTGCTTCAAGCTTATCATCTCGTGGACCCTCAAAGGCCGGGAACCGGAGACCGTCTTGGTAACCTGCCTCAGCGTCAAATGAAATTTCCACGACTCGTCCTTTCCACTGAGACTGGTTCTCCCAAATCTCCTCACGCTGCCGGTCAGTGAACCCAGTACCAACATTGCCCATCGGTTCACCATCCTCAGTCTCCAGCTTAAGCGCCCCGAGCTTACCTGCGTTCTTGCCAGACCCAACCTCAAAGTCAGCAACCCGCAGGTCAACAGTCTCCTCGGTAATTTTGTCCTTAATCCACGCGGAGGACCGTTGGCCAAACTCAACCTCACCGTCTTTCTTCTTCAGGATAAGACCTTCGTATCCGTGTTCTTGTGCCTGCTTACGCGCTTGGGACACATCTTCGAAGGCGTGAACTGGGACAACCAACGGGTCTGCTGGCAAATGCTCGAAGACGTAATCCATCCGAACCTCGAATGGACGTCGGCTCAGGTCCTTCCCATCTGCCACGATGCAATCGAACACCCAGAAGTTCATAGTGTGTGGAAGAACGTCGAGCGCGTCGACATCGTCTCGCGGAGGCTTACGTTGCATCCGCTCTTTCGTAGTCACGTACTCCTCGTCTTCAGCCATGACCTCAGCGTCAAATATCCACTCACCCTCTGGCCAGTTAATCTCCTCAAGTTCAGGGAGAACACCAGTCTGGGGTTTCATGGACGAGGAGTAAGCTTCGACCTCGCCGTGATTGACGTGGATGATACATCGGTATCCGTCCAACTTAATCTGCCCGAGCCAATCGTCCTCATTTTGGACATCGCTGGACTTAGCCTTCATCGGTGCAAACGGCTCACCGGCCTGCGGGCTGCCAATACTCCGGCTATTTTGGACTGCATTAACGAAATCTGACGTATCCGGGATTAGTGCCCGCCCTCGACGAATCGCGTCCTTACTGTACCCTCGTGGTTCGGCGGCGCCCATGCAAATGCTGTTATGGGTAACACCAATCTTCATGTCACCAAGCACCGCCCAAACTACGAGCCACGGGACAGTGTAGTTTTTGATGAGCTGGGCGAACCGTTTCATCTGCCGGCTCCCGGACTTACTCTCCAGCTCCTGAATATCCATATACAGCTCGTCTAATCGGTCGGACTGGGAGTGGAACGGAATATCGAAGCTCATCACCGCTTCAGTTAGTGAGCCTTTGTCAGCAACAGCCTGCTCGACCTCCGGTTCCATCTTATCGAACGCGCGCATAACTGCTTTCTGTGCCGTCGAAGGACCGATGCCGATATTGTCGAACTCCTCTCCAGCTAGAATCGCAATCTTCTGCGACCAAAGCGATTGCTCAGTGATGTCGTAGATGACATCCTTCTTGTCGTTCCGGCTCGAAAGGTCTTTAATCTCTGCCACTTCGTGAGCGAAGTCTTGAACTGAACGCTCATTTTTGGTTCTATTTCGCATCTTTCTCAGCTCCGTCTATACATTATTGGGTTATGCATATAAATCTATCGAAATCCATGTCCAAAACAGTTTCGGCTTCAGCGGTGCTGCTTCACGGACAATTCGCCGTCACTACATCCTTGACAGGAATAACGCTCGATGTGCTTGGTAGTCTTACAAGCTCGCTGTTTGCTGGCCACCTGCCCGCAGTTAGTACAGTGGATGGTGTACTTCGGCTTCTGAGCCGGATTATCGGCATACACCTGACAGTCATACTTGTCGGCCCACTTTTTGAATGAAGGACCGTGGCTGCCTTCGCCCAGCTCTTGGTATTGCCAAATGTGAATCGCCTCGTGGCGGATGGTCTCTTGGACTTCCTCCCACTCCTCGTTATCGTATGCGTGTTTGGAGATTTTCAGCTCATACGTTCCGTCGCCTATCATCCGGGCGCGTCCGTGACACTTTGACATCCGGGCGCTCACGATAATGGTCACATTGGACCAGTCAATCCCGAACTCAGCTTCCGTTCCGTTATACCAGTCCATCAGATAGTCACGCACGCGCTTCTCCTCGAACGCATTACGTCCTCCGTTTAGCTCCGGTCGGCTTCCTGCACTGATGTTCGTCGAATTTGAGCCTGCAACAGCCTTGGCGTTGTTCTGCGTCATTCTAAGTTCCTCCTCAATAAAGCATACAGGTGTGAAGCACTTATATCTATTGGTTTCAAGAAAAAATGGTATTCGTTGCCTACTCGATTAGGTGAGCGGCAACACCGCGTCCGCAATTGCCACACTGGTAGTGGCTATCTCTGACTTTCTGAAGCGGTCCTCCGCAGTATCGGCAGAGCTTCTCATGCGTGGTTGTCATTCTCAGTTCCACCGGGGTTACCGGCATATATACTTAGCTGGCAGCGAATATATACCTATTGCTTTCAATAAACCACTTTTTCAATAATAATAGATAAAACCCATGGACAGTTAATGTAGAATTGACTAAACATTCTACTGACGTCTAGAGATTTACTTTTTGATTTACACATCGCTTCAAACCGGCGATATATAGGGTTAGGAGCCTCATAACCGATTATACTGACACATATAACTAAGTATCAACTAGTCTAATTAACATTTGCAGGAGGCGGAGGAAGGAAAGAACTCCTGCACGAAACCAACCATGAACGCAACCGACGAAACGCAGAATGATGTGGAACAGATTCAGCAACTGATGTTTGACGGACTCACGCGCAAACAAGCAGCTATCGTAGTTGCTTGGAAGAAGGACCGAGGAATGACGTTCGCGGAAACGGCTCGTGAAGCTGCTGACCTACTCCCGGACGATACGTCCATCACGGCTGAATACGTCTCAGCCCAGCTACAGGAGCGATTCCCGGACTACTTCGACGACGAAGGTGTAGAAGAACAGGATACGGTTGAAGTCCCGGTTGAAGACTGGAACCGACTCCAGACTATCGTGACCGAAACCGCTAACTGATTGAAGACCTTTTTACACGTCAAAACACTGCTCGCACTTACGATTAGGTTCTGGGACTCGTCCTAAACCAGTTACAGTCGTCCAGTTGAGTTCTACACCTTCGTGAAGAGTATCTCGAAGATGGGCCCCGCATCCGGGTACTCTACCTTCCTCCTCATCAAATTTGACTCGATGAGCAACGTATTCGGCTTTTTCATACTCTTCGCTCCCTTTGAAGTAGATGTACGACATCTTTCTCAGTTCGCCCATATGCGTCAGACTAACAGGACCCTGAAATATAAATTTATGGACGTAAGGCAAAGATTATTCGGTTAACCCTTCCAATTCATTCACCGTCTACTTAATTTTTAGCCAAAATTAGAATGGGACGTATCCGTACCTCGCCTTTGCTTCCTTCGCTGCTCCACGGCAGCGAGGACAGGTTTCCTCATAGTCGCCTTGGTTTCCGCACGTACCACACTCGCCTTCAGGTTCTGCATCTGGGTTTTGCGTCATTGTCAAATCCTCCTCAAGTAAACAATACATCGCGACACATATATATCTATCGAATTCAATATCTAATCGACAAGTTCATCTAATTCATCGCTAAGTTCTTCTCGCTCGTCACTGCTAGCTGAAGCATATCGCCCAATACCGATGAATACAATGAAAACGACGTAAACCTTTATCCACACCATTGGGACAGTGCCTGTAGTGATGTAGGCGTCTGCTATGTTCTCAGCAGCAAACACCAATCCGACACCGCTCAGCACTTCAAATGGAATAAAGAAGTCTAATATTTCCAGTACAGCATCCAACTTCTGTCTCATTACTCCTCGATAAATGCTTCAGCTAACTTCTCCTCATTAACTCTATAGTTTCCGTCCGGGAGGACATCTGCATCTATGTGAATGAAGTCCTGCCCGTTCCATGGCATGGACCAGACTGTTGCATCTGAAAGAGCATCGCCCTTATCCATATCGACTGACTTCTTGTAATCTACATACCCGACACCGTCCTCATCTGTCCCAGTAATATCTACAGCATTATCACGGAACGCTTTTTCGTATGCTGTTTGGACATCAGGACGGTTCTTGAAGTTAACGGTATTCATGGACCGGAATGAAGCAGCCATTCCAAGTACGCCCGGACAGGCGAATGACGTCCCTGAAGCCTTAATCCACTCTCCGCCAATCTCCTCCATGCGCGGCGTGAAATCGTTTGAGTCAATCGGACGACCCATATGCCCGTTCTTGGACGCTGGCATGGCAATGTTTTTGCCGAGTGCAGTCACATTATCTGTCGGCGAGGACCAGCGAGTCATACGACCATCTATAGTACACGCTGAGACAGCGTATGCGCGCTTTGAAGTTGCTGGACTACCCGTTTGCTTATCTGTATTTCCAGCAGCTACAACAGCGTCTACACCAGCCTGCTCCAGCTCATTGTGAAGCGTATCGTATGGCTGATACTTGGACGATGCACCCCAGCTCATATTGACCATATCTAACTCGTCAGCATGGTCGATGAGATACTCATACGCCGCTCTTATCTCGCTGTCTCCAGTTCGACCTTCATCAGCAAATATCGGCACGTCGACTATCCGCTCAATGTTAGGAGCCAGTAACAACAGAGTTCCAGCACACGCTGTGCCATGACCCACCCTGTCAGTTTGATTAGTAGGTAACCCGTCAATTTCAGGCTGGTCCACTCGAACATCATCGAAGATTGGATGGTGTGTATCAATGCCACTGTCCATTACCGCGACTGTTAACCCTTCTCCACCCTTCCCCGTGATATCATGGAACTCGTCCCAGTCTTCGGGACTTACGAAGTCTCCATTAGAAGTGGTGAGTGTCGGGTCTGCTCGAATCTCTACTTCAGTCATTACGATAGAAGATTGATACGGACTCCACAAAGTCTTTGGGCTTATGAAAAAGACCGTTGAGTATGAGCCTGCTCTTCAGCTAACTCCATTTCACCTTCTGATATGGACTTCATTAAGTCGATATTTTCCTCGTGACTCAGAGACGAATCTACCTTAGCGGTCCAATCTGGGACATTGTAGTAGATAGCGGCTGCTTTGACACATTGCCACTCGATGACCGTGAGACTATCTGAATGTTGGTTTCCTGTAGGTAGACGGGACGCTTCGTGACTGGTAAGACGTGCCTGGCCTATCCCATCCGGTTCATTGGACATTGACTGCACTTCGGTCTCAAACCGAGCGAATTCCTTTTGGACAGCTTCTTCGTTTGACTCGTCGACTCTTTCTAAAATCCTTCGTTCGAGTGTCGATAAGTTAGTAACGTTCACCATGTCATCTTCACCTCGTGTCCCATACTTCCGTATTAGGTACAGCATATACTCAGTAATAAGTGTATTGTTATAGAAGTATGTATATGTATAATGTTATAGTCAATAGTTCGAGCAAAGTCCCTATAATAACTAGTTACTAGTTACTAGTATAAGCAACAGTCATGTCCACTAGTTACTAGTTACTAGTTATTACTGTTCGTGTTCAAGGGGTTCATTTGGATTGTCTTGGGACCTTTCGAGCGAAGCCCGGAGGAGTGTGTCAAGATGATTCTCCTTGATGTGCTCCATAGCAGGTCGCTTAGTCGGCCATCGTTTCTCTGTCTCGCACAGGTTACAAGTCCAGCTTGGCATCTCGCTTGATGCTTTTTGAGTCTAAAAATATAAATCCCAAGCCTGTTCTGCTAAAAGCGCGTAGTACGCTTGTACGTCAATTTGAGTGGCAGAAGGTTCAAAGCCCGTCGGAATTATTTCAAACGCTGTACAGGCACCATCTCGTGGATATTACGGCCCTGTCGCTGGCACACACTCAGCGTGAACAGGCTCTCCCTGATATCGGGCGAAATAACCAGCGATTGGCTTTTGGCACGAACTACACATCAATGGACCATCGTAGTATTTTGTATGTTCCTTCATTTGTCTCCATCGACTGTTTCTTCTATATTATGCCATGCGGCAAACACCCATATTCCTATTGGGATTGCAGATGCATAGAATACCAGAAACCCGAAGGCTTCAATCATTGGTTTTGCATCTGCTCCGAGCCATGTGAGGACTAAGAGCGTAACAATGTACTCCACAACTTTTCCTGAGACAGTACCGAGGATAACTGCTCCAAGAACCTCACGGCTGAAAACTTCACTAAGTGCTTCTCTTGATTTTTTATCGCCTACGAGCGGTATGAAGTCTTTCATGTCGCGTCTTTGACCCTCCACATTTGTATAAACTTAGTTGCTCCGCCATGACCGTGAAGTTGCTCGGCTGCTTCCATGTTTGGATACGTCGATACTGAAAAGTGAGGCTTAGTAACCCATCCGATAGTGACAAATGAATTAGGCCAGTCCATAATCCACGCCACAGTCCCGGTCCCGCTCACACCGGTCTTATCATTTTCACGGACCATCCTGTAGACAGTCAAACTCCTCTCCTCGGTCATGGCGCTATGTGAAAGTTTGTGAACGCGATAAATAGTTCTTCGTGCCCAAGTATGAAAAATGCAAAAGTCGCCTACTTCTCGTCGTTAATCAACTTGTGTTCTAAGATTTCCACGTCAAAGTCGTGCCAACTACCCTCGAACAAAAACTGACCTGACTCCCTAACGCGCGTGGTAATTATGTCCCATACCATGCGTCCTAACAGGTTAGTTTCTCTGCTAAGGTCCGAGGGCACTTGGTACTCTTTTGTGAATATGCCTACGTTACCGCTGGGGTCGTTAAGAGCAAATTGGACCCGGTAGGTCCCAGCCTTCTGGCCGAGTCCTATTGTTCCGGGGACTGTTCTTCCTGAGGTTCTGCGATTTCTTCAACCATCTCCTCAGGCTCTTGCTCCTCGCCCATAATCTCCTCAACGCGCTCCGTCCCGATACGCAGGACGATGCGCTCGGCCCGTTCCTCTGGAACGTCGAACTCTTCGCTGACCCACTGTGCCATATCTGACGGCACAGTAAGACCAGGCGACTCAGTAGCTTCAGCCAGCGCCTGCGCGAACTGGTCCACAACCGAGTGTGGAACGTCGAGCGTGATACTGACTGAATCTCCCTCTGAGACTGGCTGAGTTCCGGCCATCGTTTCAGCCGGTGCCTCAGCCTCAGCAGCAGGTTCCTGAGTTTCCTCAGGCTCCTCAACTGCTTCCTCCTCAGGTTTGGACGTGAGACGCTCAATAGCCTCCTCACGAGTAAGGTCGTCTTCCTCCATCAGCCGGACAACCTCCTCGTAGTCGACGGTATCGTTGGCCTCTTCCATTGCCTCAGGTTCCTCCTCAGGCATCGGAAAGTCCGATAGTCGCTCTTCAGCTTCACGGACCGTCGTGCGACCTAAGACGGAACGCACGTACGTCACGTGACTATCGGTCATGTCAGCGATATCATCGACGCTCGCCCCTGGGTTCTTCAGGGCCGATTTGATGATACGGACTTGTTTGTCGGTGTAGGACATCTCTCCCTCATCGTCGGTAGCCTCACTCAAGAGGCTGTGTCCAGTGGACATTGGTGGTAGTCCCTCTTTCTTGGGCTTGCTGACGAGATTGCTGAACTCCCGGAACCGGGCCGCTCCCGACTCATGTAAGTATAGTGCGGGGTGCTACTTAGTTATACGTGAAGCTATAATACGTCTGCGCGCGTTAAGAACCGCCTAATCGCAGGATTTAGATGTCAGACAGGTCTCTTTGCATAATTGTATGACGGCACTGGAAATGGGGTAATAGCTGCTCAACACGCTTTGGAGTCCCATAGTCGTATTTCTCAGCCACCTCTTTGAGAATATCTTTCAGTTGGTCGAGGGTAGTCGCTCCGCCCTTAGCAGCTATGCGAGATTTGATGTCATGGCAGATATCTGTGGTATCGCCGTCATCGGGACCTACCCAATCAAACACCATCTGGTCTGCATCAGGTCTGGCCCTATAGGCTACCTCACGCGCTTTGTTCAGTACAGCAGCTACCTCTTGGCGAGCGATTATCTCTGCCCGGTCCTGTGTCATCCAGTCAAACTTCTGCTGGAGGTTGTTGGCGATGGAAGCGGTTGACCAGCCTTGTGATTGCGTAAGACTGTCCTTGACTGTCTCGTGGACTTTATTCTCTTCAGTGACAGGCACGTCCTTGAAGCTCCCCTGCCACATTGGGTCTACGTTTTCGATGACGTCGCTTATCCATCGCTCGACAAAGTCAGGGACTTCGTCGTCAGAGGACCACATTGTTGGAGCTTTCGTCAGGTCATCAGGCCATACCTGCGTCTTATGGGCTTCGGTGAGTATTTCGTCAAGTTTCTCGTAATCGACGTTTTGCTTCCAAGCAGCTTTTTCGGTTTGGACCTTATGTACGTCTGGCGCGGATGAATCGTCATTGCTCACTAAGTCATATTGTTCTTCTTCGCCATCTTCGACGTCAGGGTGGCACTCTGGACACCGGAAGTTACCCTCCATACGCGTGTTATCCTCGCAGACTCGACACACAGATGGAATTTTAAGTCCATGCTCGTCCTGCTCTTTAGAGTGGAATACTTTATCGTATTCCTGAAGTTGGTGCCCGCAGTATGGACAACACCGACGGTCAAGCTCATCATACTCAGCCTCGTCGAACTGATGGAATGACTCGCCTTCTACCTCGCAGTAGGCTTCTTCGGCTTCAAGGCGGATCGACGTTCCGTTGGTGTACGGTCCGAATATGTGATCCTCTCCTGGGTCGAAGTCTGGAGAGCGTTTGTACGCTTCTCTAAGCGATTCTTGGTCTGGGACATAGTAGAGCCCCAAGCTCTTGTCGAAGTGGAGCAGGACGTTAGCTGGCGCTTGTACGGCGTTCTCTACCGGGACGATTAGATCCACATCCGACTTTTGCTGTTCTACGAAGTCTGAATACATCTCAGCTACACTTTCGATCTCAGCTTCTAACCATTCTGGTTTACTCATCGTTTACCTCCGGTCCGTCGAATTGGTTGTATAGTTCCATGACTTCGTCGGGGAATTCCTGCCCTACAGCTAAACCTGCGTGGATTTCAGCAATTGCCTCTGACAGACTCTCGGCGGCTGTCTTACTGACGTGTTCTTCTAACATCGCCTCCTTGTCCTCGTCTATGTCGATAACAGTCCCGCCGTCAATGCTGAAGAGTTGATCGCGCGCCTCTTCTCGATGACGAGCATGACCTACTTCGTGGGCAAACATCCCTTCCTTTGTGCCCGACGTCAGCCATCCAGTTTCTTCTCCTTTTCGAAGAGTATCATCGTTGAATGATTCTGGATTAATGAACAACTCGCCATTAGCAGGATTGTAGGCGGCTACTGCCTTGTCCTTAACTTCAGAGCTGGGTTCAGTAGTTACGCCATCGACATTTGACATCCAGTCCTTTTCGACTGCTGATTCGACTAGTTCATTAACTTCTTCTTTCTGCTGATCATCCATACCAGACAGATTTACTACGCCGTCATAGTCCTCTATATTATCCGGGCTATCTCTATCGCTCGTTTCGTAGTAGTATCCGCCTTGTTCTCCTTCTTGAACACTTACGTCTTCTGGAGCTTCAGACGGATCGTTGATATAGGTCCGAGACTTTCTGAGGTCTATGATTTGGGGTCGTTCGTTGTTTCCTCGTCTTGAAGAGCCTCGACCACTCCCTCCGTTAGCTCCTCGTCGAAGTTCTCGTTCATCCACTTTGCTATTTCGCTGGCTGTCGCGTCCGGGCCTGGCTTTTCCATTTCCATATGAACTAACACGGTATTGCTTTATATATCTGTTGAAATCATGCTCGTCGTGAAGCAGCTTGAGGAATTTAAGCAGGTCTTCGCCTAACTGCTCCGCGTCTGGAGCCTGTCCCCACTCGACGTCATTATCGAAGCGCCCGACCTTTTCTTCTGGAATATCGGCTTCTTCAACGATAGTGTCGAATGAGTCTTTGCTATCGTCGCGAGCACCAGCAGTGTATTCTAGCGGCGTAAACCGTCCTTCTTCTTCATATCGCCCAACAGCGTTATGAACAGACTTCTCAGATGGCACGTCGACGAAGGAAGCACGGATATCATATCCTTTCTCCTGCATCTTCTCGACCATCTTTAGCGTAGATTCCGGGTCTCCTGCTACTTTGTCTACGATGACATTATGTTCATTCTCGAAGGCTTCAGGTGCTAAGTTCTCTTTAGCTACTTTGGACGCTTCGTCGTGGACCTCAGCAGCATTACCTCCGTCATACTCTGGGATAGGTTCTTTTGTCCGGTCTGACGAGATTTGTGTAAAGTTTCGGCCACCAAGGTCATCTCCATACTCGCCTTCAGCAACCTGCTCCTGCCACCAACCTTTGCCTGCTCCGGGCGGGCCGAGGACAATCATCCCAACAGGTTGCTCACCTTCGTCAGTGGCAGCGTCTTCGTTGACTAAGTCTTCTCCCCACTCTTGATGCTGCTCCAACCGGTCTTCGTCCCAGTTACCTTCTTCGTCAGTATACTCATTCTCAGTATTTTCATCGCCGTGGAACGCTTTCTTGAACGTTTCGTGGCCACCACTCCAAAACTCAGTTTCTTGAATTTCTTCGATGTAAGTGTCTAGCTCACCTTCTTCTGGACGTCGCCACTTAGCAGGATGGACTGAATCATCGCCTATTTCTGCATCGCGCTCACTTAGGTCTATTCCTTCATCGCCATCTCCTTCAGTATCGTCTACTGGAATGTAGTAGTTACCTTCACGTGGCCCTTCGATTGTTCGCGCACCTTCTGGAACTTCGTCTGGGTCGGTGTAAGGAATTGCTTCAGGTGGGACCTGCTCTTGGCGATGGAGAGTCTCGCTATCTTCAGACAAGCTAAGATTGCCCATAACTGAAATGAGTGCATCGCCTATCTGTGGTGCTACATCGAATATTTGGCCTACAATGTTCCGTGTAGTCTTTTCGCCGTAATTGCTTATCAGCGTCTCGACTAACTCTACAGCTTGCTCATCGTCAAACTCATCTTCATCGACTTCGACCTCACTTTCGTTAGTTTCGTAGTATGTCCCTCCATTATCTCCTTCTTGGACATTTGCATCTTCAGGTGCATCTTCTGCATCATTGACATACACTCGGTCCTTTCCGACATTGATGACTTCAACACCGTTCTTAGACATTTCAGATTCTTGCTCCATGTACGCTCGCCAACTGTCATCTATTCCGTGCTTATCGACAGTCCCAGCAGGAAGTTCGAGCGCGTATCGGCACACACCGGTTTTGTCCTTATCATCTGACGGCTGGACATTAGTGTACGTATTACGCACATATCCAGAGTCGTCCAGAAAGACCATGTCCAGAGCGAAGTCCATATCTCGCATGACGAGCGAGTTAACTCCGTAATCGCCCCAGTCAAACAGCATCCCGTGTCCTTCCTGAAGTTGTCGCTTGTTGGAGAGGCCTATGTGACGCTCCTCGTCCGATTCCGCGACCCAGATGCTCAATGATACCTCATTTTCATCTCCATCGCTTAGAACCGCCCTGTTCCTGCTCTTAGCGTCCGTTGGCAGGTTTTCCTCGTCTTCGACTTCGTATATTCGGCCTTCGGCCCTTTCTCGGGTAGGGTCAGGGGTTTCTGATGCCAATGCAGCAAAGGAATTCATTGTGTCTGCCCCTTGCTTATTTACCGCGCTCGTCGCGTCGATTTTATGAGTATTTGGTTTATTGCTCATGACTGATAATGTTATACATTAACCTAACAGTGTAGTTCTTGTTATAGTCCTGGCACCAATCTCCACTGTATCGACGACGGACATATTGGAAGCCTTTGTCTGGGCGGCTGTGTGCTTTTCTAAGCGATTCTTCGTCTGGCCCGATGTTTTCCTCATGGTATCGTTCCAACGCGCTCTCAACCAGCTTGTCGCGCTTCTGTGCATCCGGAGCATCATCGAGCTGTTCTTGAACCTGCTCAAGATAATTGATAACCTCAGGGTCGTCCTCTCCAGAGTAAGCAGTATTGCTGTATCCTCCATCGCCGCTTGAGACAGCGTTATCTGCCCGATTAAACGGATTATCTGTCGAAGGGTCGTCTGGGCTATCTGGAGCTCCGCCCATTTCTTCTGCTTCATCTGGCCGACCGCCTGATGGCGAAGTTTGGCCTGACCCCTCACCGCTGGGTTCATCTCCGCCCATCATAGCACCAAGTCCACCTGCCATCCCGTCATCTTCCATCTCCTCAATTGGACCTGCTTTCACGTTAGCTCGGTCATCTTCAGTCCACTCAGCTTCGAGACCAAGCTGCTGAGCAACCTGAAGGTTGTTGAGATGCCGTCCTTCAAGCTGAGCTTCTGCCTGCTCGTCTTCCTCTTCAGGGGACCGGACTGTCCGAGTCCAGCCATCTGCTTGAAGTTGGCCCATCATGGCAGGAAGGAAGTAGTCATCAAACACGGACTGAAGGCGTTCCATGGACCTGTTTGCCACTACAATCTCAAGCGATTGGCTCATACCAGATGAACTGGCAGCGCCCTTTTGGAATACAGCAGTCACGCCAAACTTAGCACTAATCCGGTCAAGGAACCATTCGCGCATCTGCATATGTTGCATCTGAGCTGGCTCCTCAAGGAGTGGTTGCCATTTGAGCGGGTCTCCGCTCCCTTCAGTGTCGTCGATGAACGTCGGAATATGCTGATTGTCAGCGTTCAGCTTTTGCATCTGCTCAGTGTTCCACGCACGGACAGACTCAGCATTTGACGAGCGTACAACGATAGCTCCTCGTGGCGCACGGCGCTCTTCGTATGCTTTCTGATACCACTCGTCCATCTGCTCCAGTGTACGCGCCTCTTGCCAGAGCGATAAGACTGGACTATATCCGTATGTGAACCGTGGACGGTATTCGCTTGCATGAGCAAACTCTCCGCGCGTATAGTATTGTACTGGGTCACCGTGGACGTCATCGAGCATATACGCGAAGACTTCGTATGTCCGATTGTCGCACTTCTGGCATGGCCCCGGATTTTTCTGAGGCTTGTAGTCCTCATCCTTTGCTCGACACTCCATGCAAACCCAGAACTCTCCACCTATTTTGCCTTCGTCATTAGTGGAGTATCGCATTAGCTGAGCTGGTGCGCGGAAGACTTCTTCCAACTCCCAGTCCCAAACAGACCCATCCTGTTCAAGAGTGTATGACCGCTCAAATGTCATCCAACCGTCGTCGAATATCTGTATGTCCCATGCCACTTCGCGGCAAACCTCAAGGAACGTCTGGGAGATGGATGACATCCGTTCGGGTTCGAGGTCCGTCGGACTTCTCATGTTAGCTGTTTTGAAGTGTTCCTCGATGACGTCCTTCATATCTTGGTCCGGAGTCTTCATCTCGACTATCTCGTCGCATTCAGGACATGGACGCTTAGTATCGAGGTCAACCTCGTCATCCCTAAGACTGTCATCCAGCTTAAATGGAGCCAGTGAGCCAAACTGCTCCTGGCACTCAGGACATTTCGCTTCGTATAGCTTCTCGATTGGCGAAAAGCCTCGTCGGAATGACTGTTGAACTTTCTCCTCGATGGAGTTATTGATAATGGCGTGGTTCTCAGCCATATTCTTCAGCCACTCCGGGCTGACATTTCGTTCGTAAGGCGGTTCTTGTCCGTCGTTTCGTTTGTTCCGTCGCTGCTGGCCCATAGGCGCGTTGCCATACTTGGACATGACGCCATACACGAACGATTCAGCTCGTGCCTTAAGCGTCGGAACAGGATTTAGTTTCACCATTTAGAAACCTCCATTGAAGACGTTTTCAAGCTCTTCCATGTCATCTCTGGACAGTGGAGAGCCTTGCGAAACAGTATGGACGTAATATCGCATTGTATCCATGCCATGGTCGTCTGCTTTTTCTGGCTCGTCTTTGTCATCCTTCCACTGGTACTCAGTAATCTCTTCGACTGTCGAAATCGGGTTGTTATTGTCGTCGAGATTTGAGTCAGGAGCATGAGCAAGCGCGCCGTCTATAAAGAACAAACGCGCTCCATCCCCTTCAGTGTTGAGTTTGGCTTTCACCTCTTGGATGCCGGCACTAACGTCTTTCTTAGCGCCTTCTGTGTTAACACCGTGACGTTCGAGCGTAGCACGGTCTTCAGCAGATGCTGGGTCTGCCCATGTTTGCTCTACACGGAATCCTTCAGAGTGTCGCTTAATCTCCTGAGCAAGGTCTTCTATTAGTTCCTCACTTTTGTAGATTTCGCGGAATAGGACGTGGATGTCATTCTCTGGGTCTCTCGCCCACCATTGACACACAAATGGGTCCCTGTATCCAAAGTCAATACAGCGGTATATCTTCCAGTCGTCAGGAGGACTCATTACCGCCGTAGTTGACTCACCGTGGTCTATACGGTCCGTAACAGACCAACCTTCCCATGGAACGTCCTCTGGTCTCTTAACGTGAACGTGGCTGTCGAACTCATTGTAGACAAGACCGAGTGAAGCGACCCATTCACCCATGACATATCGGTCATAGTACATCCCAGTGTAAGACTCAGCCATAGTCTCCACATAGTCATTTGGGATATTGTCTACGTACTTGGCGAGTTCGTGCGCGGTCATTTTGAACCACGTGCCTTTTTCTTGTTCAAAGAACCATTGATACATCCAATGAGACTTAGATGCAGGGTTAGTAGCTGTATAGATTTGTCTGAAGGGGACTTCGTATCGCTTACCCCGGATGTTACGTCCAGAAAATCTAAGTCGTCCAAGCAGCTGGACCCATGCACCTTTTGAGAGTTCAATACCCTCGTCTACAAATATCCAGCCATACTGCTGGCCACCAATCTTAGTTGGCAGGTCACTATCCTGTCCAGAGTCAAGTCCGTGGTACTGTATCTCTGAAAGAATTGGCTCATTATCTGGACCTCTGTGCCCTGTGAAGTGCTTGATTTTGTGTTTAGTCTGGTTATGACTCGCTATGTGCGATTCGGGAATAACCTCTTCAAGCAGTGTCTGGTCAATCGTAGACGACCAAACGTCAGTGTACGTATCACGAACAACCAGTCCTCGATTGCCCGGATACTTTAGGTTCATCATGTAGCCCTTTTCACATCCAACGCGAGACTTTCCTGCTCCGAAAGACCCGCTCATGAGAACCTGTTTGTCAGAGCATTGGATGAACGCTTTCTGTGTCGGAGTCGGTGTAAACGGCTCCGCACGTGTCATTTCACTCATTTGAGTTAACCTCGTCCACGTTCACCTCTTCAGTATTAACGTCGATAATTTCGGCATCTGGCAGGCCGTCATCAGCACCATCGAAGTTGTATATCTTCTGTTCAACGATAGTGTCTCCGGCCTGACTTTGCTCTACCTCATCTGGCTCGTCGAGCGATAGCATCTCGCGGATGTCATTTTCATGCTCGCGGATTTCGCGGAGTAAAGCTCTCAATTCTTCACCGAATACAGAAACACTGTCGAACTTAGACGGATGCGGAGCGTCGAGTCTAATTCGATTCTTCGGAGCTTCTTCTCCGGTAGGTCCACGGACACCTTCAAGGTCAGCCATGCTCACTTCTGCATGGACACTTTCCAGCTGATGTCCAGTGACGACAGCTTTCTTTTCGTCGAGCTTTTCATCGAACATCTCGCGAAGCTTATCGAGCCTGTCCTTTTTCTCCAGCAGTATGTCCATCTTCATCCGCTCTTCAGCTGCTGGGAACATATCTCTAGCCTTATCACCCATCTCAGTATCCCAGATATAGTCTTCGACAGTAGTTTCGGCGACTCTGAGATACTCAGCAATTTCTGCGATAGACCATTCGCCGTCAGAACCAGTGCCATAATATTTAGCGAGTGCTACCCGCCTTCGCTGTTCTGGACGACGAAACCGAGGCTTATCTTTTCTGGTGTCTGGAAGGTCGGATTCACTCATCTACTTGAGTTTTGTTTGGGGACGGATAAAAGTTTTTAGAGCCATATACTCAGATTTCATCTTCGTCGAAATCTTCATAGCTTCCTTTAGCCCTAATCTCTTGACCAGACCGTTTCAAGTTTTCGCAATGAGGACAAGCCTTCGGATTATCTCGTTCTTCGGGGCAGAACACTTCTACGTACTTCTGAGTAACGTGGTTTTCACAGTTTTGACATTGTGGCATGATTTACTCCTCAATTGTTAACTCGTCTTCCCAATCTTCGAGTCTCTCTTTCGGCCGAATCAGATAGAACTCAAGGACACCGTAAATGAATGATAGTGTCAAACCAGCGAGTATAGCTCCGGTCCATTTAGCGAAGATATACCCGAGGAATGATACTACCACGATGCCTAATAAGTCTATCGTAGCCGGCCTTCCTCCTGAGCTTAAGCCCATTGACGTCACTATGTACTTGTAGAAATAGACACAAAAAGCCCGGCGTAATTTTAATTATCAGGGTCCATACGGGCTTCTGATGTCGTGGGGCCAGTTTGTCCTTGGTATTTTGAGTCATTTCTAGCATTATATGGTTCTTCGGCTGACTCGTCTAACCACAAGAGGTCAAGTTGACAAATTCGTCTTCCGGGTTCGATGCGGATTGGTTTTGAAGTGTCGTTCGATATTTCGAGCGTGATATCACCATGCCATCCGGGGTCAATTAATCCGGCAGTTGAATGGACAGTAAGACCGAAACGTCCATAGCTCGACCGACCAGTGACTTGACCTTGGATATCATCTGGAAGTGTGATACATTCAATCGTTGAGCCTAAGACGAACTCGTCAGGTCCTACGATTATTTCTGAGACATTTTTGGATTCTTCCATCAGCTCAGACTGGTCATCGTTTACCGGGTCAAGTATTTCGACATCATCTTTGTACTTCTTCGCTGAATAAGCCAGCCTCAAATCGACCGTAGAAGGCTGTATTTGAAGAGGAGCATCCAGCAAGGGGTCGATGCTCAATCGGCCTTTCTCAAGCTCTCTGCGTATCTGTCCGTCTGAGAGAACGGTCATAGTTCACCTGCCATAGCTCTATATAGGTCAGGGTTCTGTTTAACGTCTTTTGACATAGAGCATTCAGTACACGGATTTCTTTTAGTACACGATTGACCTAAGCTCTTAGCTAATCCTGGAGCTACACACGTCTCACGAACTTTTGCCATATGCTCCATCAGGGAATCGAACCCTGCTCACCTGCTTGAAAGGCAGGTATCCATTCTACCAGAGGACCCATGGAGCGTAGGCCGGGAGCGGGACTTAGCACCCGCGTCTGTGCCATCACAAGGCACCAATCTTTGCTTATTAGACCATCCCGGCATCGGTGCGGACGGAATCGAACCGCCTACGTTCTGCTCTACAGGCAGATTCCAGGCCTTCTGGACTCACACCGTTAAGACGAGGGCCGGAATCGAACCGGCACCCTCCGGGTCTGCGGCCCGGCGCGTCACCTCTCTGCTTCCTCGTCATTGCTTATGCCCGCGGCAGGATTCAAACCTGCACTCATCTCCTTCGAAGGGAGCCGCCTTATTCATTTGGCCACGCGGGCACTTCGATAGGTATGAGAGGACTTGAACCCCTGACCTTCCCGATGTAAGCGGGACGTTCTACCGACTGAACTACACACCTTCATAGTCCCAACCGGAGTCGAACCGATGTCTGGAGGTCCAAAGCCTCCCGGCCATATCCAATAGCCCGTGGGACTTCATGGGCGGTGCCAGATTTGAACTAGCGTCCCGGGCACCCAAGGCCCGAATGTTACCAAGCTACACCAACCGCCCGTGTTGGATTTGATGAATCGTGGGAATGATACCGGCAGCTGGGTAAGCTGCCTATTCTTGGTGTTCTGGATAAACACCGAAATGTCGCTCCCCGCCAAAAGGCTGACGACAGATTGGGAGCGGCTGCGTCATGTTACAACGTATGTTCTCTTAGTATAAAGACCTTGATAACCAAAATGGAGGTCGGGAGTGGACTAAGCCATAGGACGTTATCCCGTAGGCTGTCGATAGTCTTGCATCAACCGACTATCGCTCCCGATGGGCCCACTTGGGTTCGAACCAAGGCACTCCTCGTTATGAGCAAGGCGCTCTACCACTGAGCTATAGGCCCGAAATGAAGGAGGCAATGGGGAAACCTTCATTTATGACAAGACAAGCACGCGCCAACGTGTTGTCGTTCAGTATTATCGCCCCTGTTTCCGGGCAATGGACTCAGAGGGATTTGAACCCTCGCCAACCGTCATACGCTTGGTATTCCGTGAGCGCTCGATGAGTCCGAATGGGAGGTAGGAGTGCGTGTGACAGCCACTCCTTTCGGGTTGTAGTGCATATTCCTATGCACCTTGCAGGCTTTTTCTACCCGAACGCCTGGCACGGGATT